GAAGCATAAAGATAAGACCTTGCGCTGGATTAAGACCAGCAAGCATACCGTAACGGACATCAGCAGAATAATCATTCTTGATGTCTTTAGTTGGCTTGTATGTAATTTCATAAGGTGAACCCGAATCTACTCCACGAATTGTCTTTTCTTCTGGATAGATTAATTCATCTACATTAAAGCAAAGACTAATAATGTCCCTAAGTGTTGCAGCAAAGATTGCTTGTGCAGATTTAACCTGTGTATCAAAGGCTCCCATAAGAGCCTGTACTCCTTGACCAGTAACAATAGAAGCATCTATGTTTCCAGTACGAGATTCAGGATATCGTGTACCAACACGCAGTTCTTGATTAAGAACCTGTTGTTCTGTAAATGCACCCTGTGGCAAAGTAAGTTCTACACGGCGAACACCTGCTGGGTTGGCTGTACGAATAACAGCATCTCCACCAAGCATAAGTTCTTGCACATCTTGTGGTAGAACAATTGGTGCCTGTACTGATTTCTCTGCTGCTTCCATTGCAAGTAATGCAAATCTGTTGCGCAGTAACTGAATACCAAGTACGTCATCAAACTGTCCACGTAGTTCACCATCAATAGATGGCTTACGTGCTACTACAACCATCATCTTGCCAAGCGGGTTAGCAGCCTGAGAAAGAACTAGGTTACTTCTGCGTGGTACATAAATGATAGATTGGTCTTTATCGTAGTAACGAATCATCTCAATCTGTGCATTAAGGTCTTGCTTGTAACCATCTTCTCCAAGAAGTTCTCTGTCGTACTCTGGGAACTGAGATACTAGTTCACCAAGTGTGAGAGAGTAACGCTTAGCAAATGCCACACAACGTCCATAGCGGTCAAACTCTGGGTAAGCCCCAATAGGATTTTCTATGCGGATACGTGGCAGTTTTGCTTCATCGTCTAATTCAATAATGAATGGGACGAATCCATATGTTAGATACCAGTCAGCGCCTGAGTACATCTGTACTGCTAGGTCTGAGTGTTGGAAATAGTTAGAAGCAATACGAGTACGCTTGTCAGCAAAGGTACGTGCTCTATCAGATACTTGATTGGCTGCAGAGCAGTTAACCGCTGGAAGCGGAGCCATAACTTCAGATAGGTCACGAGCAACAATGTCAATAAAGTTTGCTACTACGTTAGCATCAACACCTTCTGGAAAGAAGTTAGGATATACCTGAGCAATCTTTCCTTTACGTACGGCGAGTACATCAAGGTTGCGTGCATCACGTTCGTGATTACGATAACGCAGGGATTCAACCCGTGCCGTTACCTGCTCTATTGTTAATGCCATTGTTTTCCTTATCCAAAGTTTTCTTGCCATTGCTCTGCAAACATCTCATCGAGGTTTACTGCAAGGCGTTGATTCATCTGAGCACGAGTTGCCCATCGGTTATTTGCGTACTGCGATGTTCGGCTTGCAGATTGCATTAGTTCGCGGATGCGAATGATGGCAAACCATAAAGCCATGACGGTATCGGTCTTACCTCTAGTCTCTGGCTTCCACGTTAGTAGTTGCTGAGTTAAGGCTTTGATACCTTCAGAACCTTCAGATGAAGGTAATTCTAATATGTTGTTTTTCTGGAACTTCTCTTCGCGGACTGTGCCAAAGAGGTTAGACATTGACGCAACGCCAAAAGAAGTGTCCCATTTATTTTTCCCTGTGAAGTGAGCATCAAGGCGTACGCCGTATCCAGCGAGCCACCCCCGTAGTTCTTCGTCAAGGGAATAGGCTTTTTGGTGGGCGTTGATTTCAACGCGGAACTCTTGCGGTTTGTATTTGATAACCAGTTCTTCAATTGTCGCCCGAATCTTTTGTGGTGTTGGTTCTTCCATGTTGACACAATCCAACACGTAAATCTTTCCGTCTGCTCTATTGTATGCAACTACAACAAATGCAGCATTACCTGCCATAGCAGGGTCAAATCCAATTACAGTATGTAAACCCTCAACCTTAGGTGGATGTCCAGCAGCACCAGCCTTTAGCGGTCCTCGCTTGCGCATCCCATTGGTCGCTCCTTGCACGAGTGCAGGCGGGAATATGGAGTCTTCTTGGATGTCTTCTTGCTGGTATACCAAAGCCCATGTCGAAGGTGTAACTTCGCTGCGTCTTTTGAAGAGTGCTGGCCCATCCCACTTGGGATAGTACCCGTTCTCTTTAGGTACATCAGAGTCGCCATCCCAGGCAACATCTGATTCAGGCCAGAGCGTAACCCAATTTTCCGTCTCCTCCGCATAGTCAAGTACAGCAGGCATACCCATATAAGTAAACGGAGTCCGACCACCAGACCAATGCTTAGGATTACGAAGTTCTTTATAAAGGTCATTTGCGGCAATCCGTGTCCCTACAACTAGTAACTTGCCATTCTTGCCCAGACGGGTAATAACTTCTTTCTGCAACCAGTCCATCTGTTTATCCCACTCGTGGGCATTGGCAGTTGTAATGCAGTCGTCAAGAATGATGAGGTCGGCACGGGCACCGTAAATCTGACCGCCCATACCTAGCGCCTGAAGGGTTGGGTCCTTCTCGCTAGAGTTACGCGCATCGCCCCCAAGGTAGACAGTATCGGTACGCCAAGTATCAGCGTCTTGTTTCCAACCGCCCTCAGGACCATAAGCGGTCTGCAGTTTGAGCCAGCGGGGATGTGACAATCGTTGCTTGATAGCATATACGAACTCGCGTGCCTTATTCAATGTCTTCGATACCACGATGATGCGGATGTTAGGATTGAGAGCGATGCGGTAAGTCGGGTAGTTCACGGTAATGACCGTGGACTTAGCGTGCTCAGGTGGCACGTTCACCAGCAGGCGGTTGTTCTCACCTGGCTCATAAATCATAGAAGGGTGGAGCCATGAAGGTTCCTTACCCTCCAGTAGGTCTACCCAGTCTTGATGATGGGGAAAGACCGTCTGGTCAAAAAACATTTTAGAGAAATCGGCAAATGGGATAGATTCCTTCTCAAGACCCATTGAGTCAAAGGATTGCTTACTACCCTGCTCTTTGGCTTCTTCCAAGGCACGGGCGAACTCAGGGTCACGGTTCATCCATTGGCGGACCGTATCTGGTTTCTTACCCGCCGCAACCATAGCGGCTTGGACAGGTACACCCTCTTTGACCCTAGCAAGAACATCTGCCTTGGCCTGGGTTACTTCCTTTGCAAGGTGATGTTCTCCACCTTTTTTAAATCCCTTGTGCGCTGGTGTTGCCACGTTTATCTCCTTTGTGGCAGAGTCCCCCCGCCATACAGATGTATGTTTGTACAGTATACTGTAACAGAGTGAAGAACTCTCTAAAAAGAGTTCTGAACTATTTTACTCTCTATATATACTTAATCCGTTCAAACAGGTAAAACGAACGATTTATTCTAAACTATTTTATTACTTAATAGAAACAGTTAAATAACAGTCTATCTACCCCCCTGTAACTATATACAGAAATATTTCTAGGTAGAGATACAGTATATAATATTGCTGGTAGTTAATACTATGGGGGTCAGAGATAGAACAGAGACAGTTACTGTACAAGCAGAGTACATACTGGTGGCTGTATGACTGTAGACTGTCTGCCTGTCTATTCCTAGGGGGCTATGTATAGTCTATCTATTTTAAAATAGATATACTCCAGCATGTGTGACTGTATCCTACGCTGTCACGCTTGCTCTGGTCTTACCAGTCCAGCCACACTCGTGTGCTAAGGCTAAAGCCTTTGCGTCCTCGTGTCTCAGTTCGTCTGCATCTGCATTCGGTCTGCCCTCGCTTCTTGTGCGAGATGCATGGCAAATGCTTATCCAGCCTGCCAGCCCATCATGCTGTTGACTGAGCGGGACTGAGGCCCCGCCCTTGCCTATCGTGTAGGGGCTGAGAGCACCGCCTGCGTGCGGTATCCCCTCTCATGTCGGCTCATTCCATCCGTGCTGGTTCTGTCCGTCCTAGGCATGTCATGCCATGACAACCTAAACGCTTTAACTGCGTAGTTAAGCGTTCCGCCTACCATGTGTCTGCGATTACCTGCAATCTGGCAGAGAACCTGCCTTGTGTCAACGACCACGCGACCCCAAGGGGCCCCCGCGTGGCTTATGACACTGCACCAGAACCCCCGCCCTCATGCTGTCCATCGCCACACAAGGTGGCGAAACAACTACACAGTGAAAGCAGGTTATCATGTCACAACATGGCATTTCCTATGACGGCGCAGAACTAGCGCACGTTGAAACTCGCACCGCCAAGAGCGGGAACACCTACGCAAACGGTATCCTAATCCTACGCGATGAGAGCGGCAAGTTCGAAGCCTCACTCCGTTTCCGCTCATTCAACGCAGTTGATGTTCTGTCTGGTCTGGAGAAGCAGTACTTTGCCAAGCAATCTCCTAGCACCGAAGCATCGGGTGGCGACCTTCACTTCGATGCAGACGAAAGCACTGAGACACGCGAACGCACAGTCGCTAAAGCGACTGCACGCCCACGAGTCAATGTGGCTGGCTGGCTTAAGACCAGTAAGGTAGGCGAGAACTGGGATACAGTCTTCATGCTAGAGTCTGTATCTATTTGATAGATAGACTAAAACCCCCTAGAAATAGGGGGTTTTTTTCTGTCTATCGTAAGTGTATGGCTGAGGTTAGGGATTACCGTAGCCTCAGCGGAGAACTACAATTCCATATAAATCTATAAACTAAGGAGATTAAAATGCACAATGAACACTGGAAAGTAATAGCAAAAATGTATCAATGTCCTGAATGTGGTTGGGTAACAGAATGTTATCCAAACTGTCCGATAGAAAACAAAGGAGAAATAAAATGACTGAACAATCTAATGGTATAAGTATTACCAACCAATGCTATGACTGTATGCAATTAGATACCATGTGCGTAGACTGTCAAGACTTGGCTGATGCTAGGGCTGCTGATATAGCACACAGTATGGTAGATGAAGGAAACCTACAATACAAGCGTCAATGGATGCTAGTAACTGAACCAAGTGGGCATGACTGGACTGACCGTGATGATGAGTTCAAGATGCCGATAGTTATGCTACAAGACGGTGGTGTATTAGATACCACATGGGAGTTAGACGATTACATGCAGTCCCAGCGTGAAACTCAGTGTCCTTGGTGTAACTTGCTTACGCCCAAGGCTTTCAATGACTGTCAAGATTGTGACAAACCATTGGAAATAAATGTAAGATAGTAATAAACAGGTAGCCCTGTTGCCTACGGCAGGGCTACCTGTCACAAACTAATAACAAATAAACGAAACTAAACAAGGAGAAAAAACAGATGGAAAATACAGTAACCCTAACAGGTAAGTTAAAGAATGTACGTACTCATACAGGCAGTAAAGGCACAATGATTACTGCTTGGTTTGACCAACGTGAAGTGTCTGCTTTTAGTAATGGAGAAGCGGACCGTCAGGTGTATGTATGTGGTATCAATGTAGTAGCATTAGATGACAGTACAGTAGGAGAAATCCTAGGAGTTACACGTGCAGGCTCAGAGCAATCAGACTTAGTGACACTAAAGGGTCGCTTAGTAACACGCTTTGACCGCCGACAGGATGTTGCTGAAACAGCACGCCGTGCACCTCAATTACAGTTGGAAGTATTTGAAATAACAACCAACTAATAGTAAGTAACAGATGGCTGTTCTAGTGTGACAGCCATCTGTTATTCTATTAATCTTTAACTGTCAGATAACTACAATACAAGGGAGAATATAATGACACTATCATACGGTGACATAGTTGCTATAACTATAGCGTTAGGTGCTAGTATTATCATGATGTTTATACTAACGTTTGCTAACGTACATCTATTACAAGAAAACAGATTCCTCAAGCAAAGACTAAGAGCATGGCGCAAGTCATGCGAGAAGCATGTGGAGGTACCGTTCTAATGGGACTAGACATGTATTTATACGAAAAGCAAGTACATGAGGTTGCATACTGGCGTAAGGCTAATGCAATTCATGGTTGGATTATTAATCGTGCTGATGTAATAGATAATGGGACACCTGTTCCATTAACCAAGCAAGACATATATGATTTACGCGAAGTATGCATTAAAGTATTAGATGGACACACAGAAGAGATAGCACTTGAATTACTACCACCAACATCAGGTTTCTTCTTTGGTAGTAGTGAAATAGATGAGTGGTATTGGTCAGATGTTAGCGATACAATTGACAAACTAAACACAGCACTTGAACAAAGCGTTGATGACGCGATGTTTGAGTACTATGCCAGTTGGTAAGGAGTTAAAATGACTTATGAACCACCATTAGATGACCCTGTAGCAACAGGACAATCAGATGAATGCGACCAGTGTGGTTGCTTTATCTATGAGTGTGTATGCAATGAGCCTGACCGCATGTACGGAGATGAAGACTAGGAGATAGTCATGAAAGAGATAAGAAAATGGATTGCTATTGGTGGCACTATGCTGCTAACACTAACCACAATGCTAGGTCTACCACTTAAACATTACTCTCAACATGTTAACAACCTATGTTATAACGAACACAAGTTACCTAAAGTATGGACGCCATACGCAGCCAAGTTGTATGCTCTTTCATACATGAAGATGTGGTTCCCTGAGTGGAACCGAGGCGAACATAAAGCATTGATGAAACTATGGGGTAAAGAGTCAGCATGGAAACATGATGCGGATAACCCCAAGTCAACAGCCTATGGCATAGCACAAGTACTTGGTACTAAGCCTGGTACCCCAGCCCCGCAACAAGTTGCGCGGGGGCTGGAGTATATCGTTCATCGGTATGACAAGCCATCAATTGCGTGGTCACACTGGAGGAAACATGGCTGGTATTAGTTACATAGTACAAGTAGAGATAGAAGTAGAAGCGGACAACGATGATGCTGCACTTTTCTGGGTGCAGGATGCAGTAACTATGTATGGGGCAAACATGTCCATACATAGATGGATAGACACACGACTAAACAAGGGAGAAGCAAGTGAATAAAACCATAATCAAAACAAGAATAGAACAAATCAAAAGACTGTCTAGTCAAGATGAACATGGACAGTTTGAGATGGGTACACCTGAACAACAAAGCGCTGCTAGGTTAGTAGAAGATTTTTATACTAACTTTGACTTGAGTAAAGAAACAAGTGAAGATGAACTATCTATCACAACAGCCGCTGTTATACTAGCACTCAAAGATATTCAAGTGCGTGACTATGCACTAGGAATGTATGACCCAGCAGAAGAGAAGGCTAGACTATGCTTTGAGTTCTTAACAAAGCATGCACCCGCTAAGTACATTGCTGCACCTACTACATTGCTTGCTCTTACATACTATGAGAAGCATCAAGATGGTAAAGCAGATGAAGCATTGAAACCAGCGTTAGCACAAGGCTATTCATTGGCAACACTATTAAGCCGAGTGTTCCAAACTAACTGGCCTGTTGGTGCATTCAATAGCATGCGCTTGGAACTACATCCACGCGTAAAGGCAGGTATATTCGGAGGAACAGATGACACTAACTAAAAACAAATCAGCATGGGTACGTGGTGGTACAGCAGTAGAGGCTACCTCTGCTGCAAGTGCAGCCACACAAGCAGGACTTAACTGGACTGTACGCACAGGTGAACTACAAGCAGTAAGTTCACCACTATCTATTGATGAGCATGGTGTAACACCAGCCACATATATAGATGTACCAAAGAAGCAAGCCATTGTACGTGAAGATAACAACACAGTCATTGGTATTGTTGGTACTAAGTACAAAGTAGTACAGAACATGGAAGTCTTTAACGCATTAGATACACTGGTAGATGCAGGTGATGCACGCTATGCGGCAGCAGGTGAGTTCAATGGTGGCTCTAACATCTGGATGGTACTTGAGTTGCCTCGTGGTGTATCAGTAGCCAATGACCCACATGCTGCATTCTTATTGGTTAAGACATCACATGATGGCTCATCATCTGTTGTTATCAAGCCAATCATTGAGCGTTTGTTCTGTGCTAATCAAGTCAACGGTTTGATTAGTAACTACAAACAAAAGTATAATGAGTACACATACCGCATGACACACAGTACTAATCAAGAGTTATCTATTGCTGACATCCGTAACATTACTAACCTGACATATCAGGCTATAGATGACTATGAGTTGACAGCCAATCGCTTACTTGAGATTGACTTCTCACGTGAGCAAGCAGTAAACTTCTTTAAGAAAGTATGGGCGTTACCTTCTAAGGTAGAAGATACGCCTTACAGTTTGCTATCACGTGGTGAGCGCAAGCAACAGACTATTGCTAAAGATGCACGTGCTAAAGCATGGGCTATCTATAGTGAATCAGAAACACAAGAGAACATCAGAGGCACAGCCTTTGGTGCATGGCATGCAGTTGTAGAATTTGCTGACCATTATGCAGCAGGTGGCGCAGACCGCCTTGCTGCTGCCACCTTGAGTGGACGCAATGACAAAGTAAAGACTAAGGCTTTATCTCTGTTAGTATAGATTTACCTGCCGAGGGTAAAGCGCATCAATAACTGTATGGTTTCGTTCATTTCCTGTACAGTTACTGCCTTTCACTGGGTGGTCCCGCCAGTGGCGCACACGGGACACAGTATTGGTATGCATACTGCTTAAGCAGCGATAGCGCCAATGAAGGTAAGTCTAGATGGTTAAATCCTTCTCTGGAAAGACTGTATTGTGGGACCTGTCGCGCAGCACAAGCCTTCAACACCTGAGTATGTGTATAAACTACTCATCAAACAACGAGAGGAACACATGAACACAATCCAAATCACAACAGTAGATGGTGTAGTAAACTACACCGAAAATGAAGTAGTTCGTTTCATTGAGAAAGCAGGCGAAGTAAATGCAATCCAAGCAAGCGCATCAGAAGACCGCGCACAAAGGATTAGTAATACTTATAAAGTCCGTGACTTTTTCAGTGAAATTGAATGGTCAGATGGTGAAGCAACAATCACAAAGTCAGATGTCAATGAGTTACTTGAGTCCATTGGTGCTAACAAACTTACAACCAAGTATCGTGCAACCTACACAATCACAGGTTCATTTAGTGTTGAAGTAGATGATGAAGATGATGTTGAGTCTGTCTTCACAGACAATGTAACGGTTGACTTCTATGATGGTGACATTGATGTTGACCAGATTGAAGTAATGGATATAGAAGAAGATAACTAATGGCAGAATACGTACCGTATAGACCATACAAAGGTACGGCTGGATGGTCAGGCACTGATACATCTAAGACTCGTGCTGTAGATAACATTACATCTGGTAGAGAAAAAAACCACCAGATACTAGCGTTAGCACATTTAAAACTATCAGGTTTATCTGGTGCTACATGGAAAGAACTAGCCGACTCACAAGGTTGGCATCATGGTACTGCTAGTGGTATCTTATCGGTACTACATCAGTCAGGTGCAATAGTTCGTACTATTAAAAGACGTAATAGATGCAAGATATACGTGCATCAAGATTACAAAGACCAAGTAGTACATGAAGTATACAAGAAACGAGAAAAACTTTGTCCGCATTGCGGCAATGACATCAACGCATAGTCCGTCACACTATGCTACGATGAGTGGGTTAGGAGTGGTGGGGTTTCGGTTCTCTCCTTGTTCCCACCCTCTTAACCTATTTAACAAGGGAGAGTTATGTCAGAAGTAGAAATCACAAGAGACCGTTACGGTAGACCTATGGTTGTACCACCTAAAGGTGGTAAGGCTGTACCATACACACGTACTACCACAGTTGCAGGTTCATTAGATGATGGCACTGCACTAGTAGCATGGAAGTTACGCATGGCAGCAGCAGGTCTAACACTACGACCTGACTTATTATTAGCAGCATCTGCAAACAGAGACAACAAGTTGGAGATGGACAAGTTAGTTGAAGATGCAATGGAAGCAGCAGGTGCTACATCAGCAGCAACAATAGGCACAGCAATACATACGCTCACAGAAAAACATGACCGAGGCGAAGACCTCGGAGTTATACCTGAAGAATATGTAGCAGACATACAAGCATATGCGGATGCAACAAAGAAGTTTAAGAATGTATTCATTGAACAGTTCTGCGTGCTAGACAAGTACAAGATTGCGGGTACACCTGACCGTGTAGTTGAATACGAAGGACAGTTGTATATCTCTGACTTAAAGACTGGTAGTATTTCCTACCCAAATAAGATTGCCATGCAGTTAGCGGTGTATGCACACGGCTTGCCGTATGACCCCGCTACGGCAACCCGTGGTTCTTGGGGTGGTGTCAACCAAGAAAAAGGAATCATCGTCCATCTACCAGCAGGTAGTGGTAAGTGTAAACTGCATTTCGTTGACATAGCACAAGGTTGGAAAGGTATAGAGTTAGCAATGAAAGTCCGTGCCTTTAGAGACACAAAGAAATCCCTAGTAACATCTATTCAAGGAGAATAAATGGCAAGCACCGAATCACCAATTAGCATCACCGTTAAATCAGTAGCAGGTTCTCTTGTTACATTACGTGCTGACACAGCAGAGGAACTAGACCAGCGTGTTGCGTTGTCTATTGCTTCTCTCGCAGCAGCAACACAAGAACTAGAAGCAGCCATTCGCAATGTACTAGCAGTTAATGCAGCAGTACCACCCAACCCACAGGTAGCATCAATTGCTACAT